TTCAAGAATTTATAAGCCAAATTATTCCACATAAAGATACAAGAGATTATGTTCTTACTGTATTAGCAGGATGTTTGTCCGGTGGAAGAAGATACGAACATTTTCATATATGGCTGGGCAGTGGAGGTAACGGTAAATCAAAATTAATTGAATTATTTGAAAATTGCTTCGGCGATTATTGTTCACACCTTTCGGTCGCATGCATATGTAAACAAAGACCCAGTTCAAATGCAGCATCACCTGAATTAGCTAAACTTAGAAATAAACGCTTTGTTGTACTACAAGAACCAAATCAAAAAGAAACTATACAAACAGGCATCATGAAAGAATTAACAGGAGGAGATAAAATAGAAGCAAGAGCTCTCAATTGTCCACCTATTATTTATCAACCACAATTCACTTTATTAATGACTTGTAATACACTACCAGAAGTACCGCCACATGACGGCGGCGCATGGAGAAGAATGAAAGTCGTTAAATTTGAATCCGAATTCAAAGAAGATCCAAACCCAGAAAAACCAAACGAATTTAAATTAGATGTCAATTTAAATCAAAAACTAGAAAAATGGAAAAAACCATTTATGTGGCTACTTACAGAATATTTTAAAAAATATAGAGATTCACCATATGTTGAACCAGAACCAGTTAAAAAAGCTATTGAAGAATACAGAAAAGCTAATGATATTTATTATGATTTTGTTGATGAATATATACAAGCTAACACAAAAGATGGTCTACCTTTACCACCAAGCTCCGTATTGTGGTTAGATGAATTATATGCACAATACCAAATGTGGTATAAAGCTACTATTAGTGACTCGAGAGCACCTAAAAGAAAAGACCTAGAAGAATATATTACTAAAATATTTGGACCAACTTTTAAAAAAGGAGGAAAACGTGGATGGAAATCATTAAAACTTAGAACAGATGATAATAATGATGATGATCAATCAGATGAAGATTATGATATGGTACTTCCACAACATACAACCACCGCAAGTGCATTCATTTAATTATTCTTTATCAATTTTAAAATACTACAAATCAATCTTTTTTATTGTTTGTTTTATCAATTTATCTAATAAATCTGAACGTATTATATTTTTTAATTCATTTAATAATAAATTACTAATCATAGATTTTTGTATTAAATACGAATAACCATTACTATTCATATTGCACAAATATTTTACTACTTTGTTTATATGATACTTTAAATTTTGATTTTTATTTATATTTTCTTCTTTTTCTCTCAAAAATGAAATATATATTCTTATTAATTGCATGGTATTACTGAATTTTGAAGGTTTGCACATTAAATCTTTTATCAAATCTAATAATATTTCTATTTCATCATAAATTTTTGCATCGTATCTCTTTTTTAACAATATTTTTTTAGACTCGTGCGAAGACTTGCTTTTTATTAAAATATTAGTTAAATCACAATATTTTAAATATTCATATATTTCACCCTCTATATCAATATTTATACTATTCAATCCAATACTTGTTATATCCACCAACATTACTATTAATTTTTAATTGCTTTTTGTCTTTAGATTCCTTTTTTTTACGACTATTTTTAGGCTTCACTATTTTGCATACTTTATTTGTTTTTCTTTTGTATTTTTTCAATATTTTATTATTTTTTTTTGAACGACTTAATATACTCTTTTTCGCTTTCTTCGCATCAGATAAAGCAGAAGATGCAGTACTAGGTATAGACATCACAGACTTCTCTATATTACTTACTCTCTTTCTTAATTCAACCAAACTTTTCTCTAATTTATTTTTTCCTACATCCAATTCCGAATTTATCATGTATATGCTTGGATTATTTATATTATCAATTTTTATACTACTTTCACCTTTCATTATAAATTATATTCTTTTTATTTTAATTCATCATCCATTAAATAAAAAATTATAATAAGTATGATCAAAGAAGTATTAGTTTCATATTCTAAAGATAATAAAGCACTTATTTCTACATATCTTTTAGTTGTTATTGTTGGAATTATTGCATCATTTGTTCTTATTCCTAAATTTACATCTGATTTAATGAACTCTATATCCGCAAAAAATAAAAACAATTTCAATGTTAATCAAGATTATATTATTAATGTTATACTCACTTTTATTCTTGTCGTTTTTACTGATCTCGCTAGAAGATGGTTAGAAGACACAATTGTACCAGCATTTGTTAGACATGTTAGAAGACATATTTATCAATATGTTATGAATTCACATCAAAGTGACAAACCTGTAGAAATCGGTAAATTATTAAGCTGCTTCTCATATTTACCATATACTATTAGATCTGTTGTTATTGATATTGTTAGACATTATTTACCACATTTCTTAGCATTACTCATACTTACCGCATATTTCTTCTATTTAGATACTAATATAGGCGCTTTACAATTAGTTACCTTTATTGTTTTTCTATTCATTTTGTATAAAAATAGCAAAGAATGTTTAGATACAAGTTATGAAGCGCAACACGACTACATGAAATTATCAGAAAATGTTAAAGACAAAATATCTAATATTTCATCAATATATGCTACACATCAAGAAAATTCGGAAATTGAAAAATATGATAAACTTAATCTTATCAATACAAATATACATAAATTTAGCCTTAGACAAGTATGGAAATTAAGATTCTATGAAGAAATACTTATTATTTCATCATTTGTATTTTTTAATATTCTTGTAATCAAAACTAAAATGCCTAAACACAAAGCTATCGCATTATATGTTGCAGAATTATATTACTTCATTAGAATTATACAAGCAACACAAGCAAATCTTGTAGGAATATTTACTCATGTTGGTGAAACTTTAGCTATGACTGAATATATGGATATTATTATTTCTAATATGCATCAAAATAATGATAATAATGATCCCATTCAAAAAAATAAACCAGCCATTAAAGTTGATAAACTATATTTCAAATATAATCAACAGTCACCTTGGATATTCAAAGATATCAATTTCGTATTCAATAAAGGAGACAAAGTATATATTAAAGGAGACTCGGGTTGTGGTAAAACAACACTATTTAAACTCATATTAGGAAGTTTACAACCTAATAAAGGTACCATTTCTGTATTCGGATCTACAAATACAGAAACTATACGAGACAATATCAGCCTTGTTGATCAACATTCTAAACTTTTTAATGATACTATTTATAATAATATTAAATACTCTAATAATGCATCTGTTCAAGATGTTAAAAAAATACTTAAATCATTAAATACTAATATATTTGATAAATTACCAAACGGTATACACACACAAGTAGGTGTTGATTCATCATTTATGAGCGGAGGACAAAGACAACTTATTATACTATTACGCACATATTTCAGAAAAGCTAAAATTGTTTTAATGGATGAACCTATAGCAGCAGTTGACGAAAATAATGTTTCACTAATATTAAAAATGATTAATATGATTTCAAAAGATAGAACATTACTTGTTATTTCACACAATACACGCATGTCACAAATTACCAATAAAGAAATTCAATTGTGCTGACTTATTTTTTCATGAATATCTTTTTCTGTAAAATTAAAACAATAATCATTAAATAAACTTTTTGTTACCTCAAATAAACTAAATTTTAATTTACGATTCAATAATATTATTATACATGCTTTTCTCGATTTTTCACGAATTTTTTTCTTTAATTTATCATAATTACATACATTACAACATTTCTCAAAAATTTTCTCAATTATTAATTTATTTCCAAAATCACATTTATCAACATTTTCTAATATTGTTTCCGCAAAACAACATAATATTGTATTCATATCTTTACAAATATTGTCAAGTATAATCATTTCGCATAATATATTTATTTCATTTATCGTATGTTCACATAAATCATCTTTAAAAAATGATTTATTCAATATTTTATCTACTTTTTCTATTATAGCTTTTATATTTTCTACATTTTCTAATCTATTTAATCTTTCTATCATAATACAACGGATTGTACTTAGAACTGTCACGTTTACTATTTCTATTCTGTTATTATATTCAAATATTTCTCTTAATATTTTTCTTGAACCATTTTCAATTGACTCAATACTTATATATTTACCTTTTAATCCACTACACTTATAAGAATCCAAAGCTAAAATGTATTGACCTTTACTATTTGTAATCACATCCATAAAAGACAATGAATCGTCAGCAAATATATTTTTATTTGTATTATACATTTTTACAAAAATTCTATTATGTTTACCAGCATAACCAGTTATACAGTTATATTTCAATAACAATTCACAATCTTCACTTACAATTGCATTCACTATGCTCATATAAACTTTATATATAATTTACTAAATTTTTATTTATAAATTTATATATATATTTTTATTCATAATTAAAATTTCGCATTTCTAACATAATTTTCGAAATTATCAGTATTCACAGAATCAAAATGCATCTCAAATTTTAAATAATCAAAATTCATACCAATACTATTTCCATAGTTGACCGAGCTCCCGCCGCTCGACGACGCGGTCCTGCTATGAAGAACTGTTGAGTTAATGGCAACATTCATTATTTCATGTCTTGGATTGGATGATAAACTAGCAGTCGTTAGGATGTCGCCACTGTTGTGAATCAGTGTAACGTCGCCGGCACTATTTCTTTCATACAAAGCAAAATACGCATTGTCCGAAGTATTATTTATACACAAAAAGTATTTCGACGTCGCAGTCCAATCGGCGATGCCCTTGCCCGTTGTTAAATTAATTGTAAAAGAATCCCCAAAGAAGGCGCCAGAAGAAATTTCAATATTTTGCTTTCCACTAAGGGCACTTACATTTACAAGAGTTTGTTCACCCATTGTCCCCACATTAATTGTGCCTATCATATTAGAGTGATTGATGCATTCATATTTATATGTCCCGACGCCGTCGAAATTACTAGGAATGAACCTTACAGTGCCATCGCCGCCCGAGCTAGTAAGGATCTCCTTCGTGTCGTCGCCGTCCTTATATATTTTAATAGGATGGTCTACTGGGATCTGTTGTATTACTAATTCATCTCCATCGTTAATATTCAAATCAGGATTTGCTCCATAGCTCTCGAGGGGGTTTAAGTCAGGGTTAGACCGCGTCAGGAGGCCCTCGAAAAAATAACCTGCGCCGCCGAGCCCGGCGCTCTGGGCCGACGAGACGGATATAGTAAATGTAGTTGCTACTTCCGGAACAGTTATATCTAATATTTCCCCGGTGTCAGGGACGTACAGACTGCCGGTCGGGGAAATGTTCGCGTTCACTTCGAAGGATAGAAAAATGGCGAAGTCCATGTTGTCCGCCGCATCATCGCCCTCGTCTGACGGCCACTCCGTCCTATTTATAGAATGTATATTATATTCCTTATTATCATAAGAGATCGCACCGGTGGCGTCGTCGACGACGTAGCGAGGCAACTGGTCTAACGTTTCTGGATAACTAATATCATATGGATTTTCTGGTTCTGGCTCTGGTTCTTGTTCTGGTTCGGGTTCTGGTTCTGGTTCGGGTTCGGGTTCTGGCTCTGGTTCAATAATCAGTTCAGTGCTTGTATATGAAGCAGTGACGCCGGAAGCGTCTTGTAAATCAGTGGTTTTATATTTAATTCCAGAACTATCGAAAAATACTTCTTCGACGGAACCGTCACTAGTAGGAAATATATTTACAAATGAATCATTTGATAACCCCCTCTTTTCTACGGCGTTCAATAAGGTTTGAGCGATTGAGTCGAAATTGGCGCCGGTGTCTTCCGGGTCGAAGTTTAGCGGCTTACCGAAATCTGGATCAGCTACGTCTCGGTTAACATCTGGAGTCATAACATCAAAATCTAATTGTAGAGAA